ACCGGCTCCAGACCGCCGAGGATCGCGGCCACGCCGCCATCGAGCTGCTCAAGAGGGTGATCAAGATCGACCCGGCTGAGGCGGACGGCCGATGCTACTACTGCCAGGGCGAGTCCTCGGATCACGGCCAGTCCCTCGACCACCTGCCCGACTGCCTCTACCTGGAAATCACGGCCGTCATCGACAACCTGTGGCGACCATGACCTTCACCATCACCCACTTCCACGTACGCCACGGCATCATCGGCAAGGTGATCCACCACCGCCTGGATGACCCCGAGGCCTGCTGGGCGCTCCTCGTCTTCGCCGTGGGCTGGCCCTCGATGGAGGTGTTCGTGTGATCGAGATCCTCGAATGCTGGCTGCCGCTGATAGAATCCGACCTCGGGGCCTGGATCTCGACCTGCGGATGGGCCGACGACGATTGGGGATTCCGCGAAATCGCCGGCCCGATGGTCCCTGTCCCGATCATTACCCAGGTGTTCGCGTGAATTGCCCCTACGCCAAGGCCTTCCTCGACTCCTCGGAGTGACCGTGCCCTACAGCGTCCCCACGTACAACCCCCATCGTAAGCAGGGCGAGAGCCGCCACACGCAGTACGACCGCACTCGCAGGAACAGGCAGAGCAAGGCGTTCTACAACAGCACGCCCTGGCTCAAGCTCAGGATGAGCAAGCTCAGGCAGGACCCGATGTGCCAGCGGTGCAGGGCCATGGGCACGATCGTGCAGGCCACCCATGTGCACCACGTCAGGCCCATCACCGAGGACTATGATGGCAGGCTGGACATGGACAACCTCGAGAGCCTCTGCCCGAGCTGCCATGGCAGGGAGCATGCACCACATTGATGTGTGCTGATGCATAGAATGATGTGGATACCATGGATATGGATGGGGGTGGGTGCATACTTGGAGATGCATGCACTCAGACCGCCGTCCCAAACTGCGCATTTTTGTGCCCGTTTTTTCGACTTAAATGAGTGAGTGATCATGAAAAGGGGACCGAAGCCGAAGCCGACCACGCTGAAGATCCTCGAAGGCGCGCAGAAATGCCGCATCAACTTCGACGAGCCCAAGGTCCCGGCGGCGACGGACCTTTCCCCACCGGATTGGCTCGACCGGCACGGCCGGGACCACTGGGAAGAATTGGCACCGGTCCTGTCCAGGGCCCGCCTGCTCTCCGAGGCCGATCGCCATGCCCTCGCCATGCTCTGCGACGATTATTCGACGATCCGGAATTCGATGGATGGCACGGATGAGGCCGCCTCGGAATACAAGCGGGTCGTCTCGTCCCTGGCGAACGCCGACAAGGCCCGGGACCGCTATCGCAGGATGCTCCTGGAGTTCGGCATGACCCCCTCCTCGCGCAGCCGCATCAAGGCCCCGGCCGACGGGCCGCGGGACGATCTCGAGAGCTTCCTGGAGAAGAAGGCTTGAGCTGGATCCGCAACCCGTCGGATGCCCTCGCGGTGGAGCAAGGGTGCACCTTCGACGAGTCCGCTGGTGCGCGCGTCTGCGAGTTCATCGAGCGATTCTGCCGGCAGTCGAAGGGCCGGTGGGCCGGGGAGAAGCTCGTCCTGCTCGACTGGGAACGAGACCTCCTCATGCGGGCCTTCGGCTGGAGGCGGCCCGACGGCTCGCGGCGATTCCGCACCGTGCATGTCGAGGTGCCCAAGAAGAACGGCAAGTCCACCCTGGCCTCGGCCGTCACGGTCTATCTGGCGGTCGCCGACGGCGAGAACGCGGCCGAGGTGTACCTGAACGCGGTCGACCGCAAGCAGGCCGACGTGGTCTTCGAGGAAGCCTGCCGGATGGTCGAGAAGTCCCCTGACTTGTCGCGGCGGCTGGTCATCTCGCGGTTCCACGGCACGGTCACGGATCCCAGGAACTACGGCAAGATCCAGAAGAATTCGGCCGACGCGCCCTCCGCCGACGGTGTGAACGCCAGCGGGATCGTCTTCGACGAGATGCACCGCTTCCGCGGCCGGGCCCAGTGGGACGTGATGGCGTATGCCGGGATCTCGCGCCGCCAGCCGATGCGGTTCGCCATCACCACGGCGGGCGAGGAGGCGGAGGGCGTCTGGTACGAGGAGCGGGAGTTCAGCGAGGGCGTGAACGTCGGGGTGATCCAGGACACGACCCACCTGGGCGTCGTGTACCGGGCCCGGACCGACGCGGACGAGGGCGGTGCCGATGATGTCGACGATCCGGAGACGTGGCGGAAGGCCAACCCTTCGATGGGACACACCATGTCCGCGGAGGACTTCGCCGCCGACTTCGACAAGGCGAAGGCCAAGGGCGGCGCCGAGCTGGCCAACTTCCTGCGTCTGCGGCTGGGCATCGTCATGCGGGCCGAGGGCAAGTTCATCGACCTGGCCGCGTGGGACGCCTGCGCCCTGCCGCCCCGGCCCGGCCCCGACGACGCCTGCTGGATGGGCCTCGACCTGGCCTCGAGCGACGATCTCGCGGCGCTCGCGATCCTCTCCGGCAACACGACGGACGGCTTCGACGTCGAGTGCCGGTTCTGGCTGCCCGGTGACCTGATCGCGGACCTGGAGCGGAAGCACGGCCAGCCCTACCGCATGTGGGCCGAACGGGGCCTGATCACGCTCACCCCCGGCAACGTCATCGACGAGGACTATATCGAGGACGAGGTGGTGAAGATCGCCCTTGGCCGGGACGTCTCGAAGCTCCTGGTCGACCGCTGGGGCGCGCGGCGGCTGGGCACGGCGTTCCTCAACAAGCATGGCCTCCCGGTCGAGTTCCTCGGCCAGGGGTACGCCTCGCTCTCCGAGCCGACCAAGGCCCTGCATTCCTGGATCGTGGGGGGCAGGCTCCGCCACGGCGGCCACCCCATCCTCCGCTGGCACGCCATGAACGCGGTCGAGCGCCGCGACCCGGCCGGCAACGTCAAGCTCGACAAGGAGCGCTCGAGGGAGAAGATCGACGGCATGGCGGCGCTCGTCAACGCCGCGGCGGGCGTGATCGTGGCGCCGCCCCCCGAGCCCTCCGTGTATGAGACAAGAGGTCTGTTGTACATCATCCCCTGAGGAGTCCCCATGGCCACGACCGGCAGCAACTTCGCCCTGATCAACGGCCCGTCCGGCGGGACGGCCCTGGACGGCGCCGCGTCCGTCGCGTTCCCTTTCGTTTCGGCGCAATCGTCCATCGCCACGCTGGAGTGCGTCAACAGCTACAACCAGAACCCGGCGCTGGCGAGCTACCCGGCCACCCCGCTCGACCGCGTCGTGTTCGACGCCGCGCTCGGCACCACCACCCCGGGCGTCGGCTCCACCTTCTACGCCTTCGGCAAGTTCGTGGGCGGCTTCGCCAAGAACGGCGTCGTCTACCTGGCGATGGTCGGCACGACCCCGCAGAGCGTCAACCTGACGAACACGGCATTGAACACCCCGGCCGGCACGGCGGGCGACACGGTGTTCGCCAACGTCGGCGCCATGGTGTTCAACAACGTGGGCGCGGTCGACCTGACGATCTCGCCGGGCGCCTCCAACCCGTCGCGGCTGCCGACCTTCGGCGGCACGACGCCCACCCTGATCGTGCCGGCCGGCGGCGTGGTCGCCGTCTACAACCCGACGACGCTCGCCGTGGACTCGTCGCACAACCTGTTCACCGTGACCCCCACGGCCGGCGGCGCGCTGGCGGTCACCGTAATGGGATCCTGATCGCGCCGTGAACCCCATCTCCCGCGCACGCGACTGGCTCCGCACCCGCCGGACCCGGGCCGAGTTGCGCGCGATCGGCGGCGGGTTCGTGCCGGCGGGGCCGGTGGTCAGCGGGGTTTACGTCACCCCCGAGACGGCCCTCGCCCTCACCTCGGTCTACGCCGCCATCAACGTCATCTCGACCGATATCGCCAGCATGCCCCGCAACGTGCTCCGCAAGCTCCCGGGCGGCGGCCGCGAGGTGGACGAGTCGCACCCGGTGCAGCCGCTGATCAGCACGACGCCCAACGACGAGCTGGACGGCTTCAGGTACACCCAGGCGTCGATGAACCACGTCCTCTCGCGGGGCAACGGCTACACCGAGATCGTGCGCGACAAGAGCACCGGGACGCCCCTCGACCTGCACATCCTCCACCCCACCAAGACGCAGCCCAAATTCGGCGAGAACGGCCGCCTCTATTACGAGCTCACGGACGGCGCGACGGGCACGAGCGGACACCCCCCGCGGCTGGCGGCCGACGACGTCATCCACCTGGCCGGCATGGGCTTCAACGGCCTGATCGGCTACTCGCCCATCACCGTGGCCCGGCAGACGATCGGCCTGTCGATCGCCGCCGAGCAGTTCGGCGCCAGCTTCTTCGGCAACGGCGCCATCGCCAAGGGATTCATCAAGCTCGCCAGGAAGCTCAGCGAGCAGGCCCTGAACAACCTGCGCGGCAGCTACAACCGTGTCCACCAGGGCAGCCAGAACGCCAATCAGGTCGGCATCCTCGAGGAGGGGGCGGACTGGGTCAATACCCAGGTCGCGCCCGACGACGCCCAGTTCCTGGAGACCCGCAAGTTCCAGGTGGTGGATGTCGCGCGCCTCTTCCGCCTGCCCCCGCACAAGATTGGCGACTATTCCGAGTCGCACCTGGCCAACGTCGAGGAGGCGAACCTCGATTACGTGTGCACGACGCTGCTGGGCTGGGTGTGCATGATCGAGGCCCAATGGAACCGCAAGCTGCTCACCCGCCTGGACCGGCTGACGCACGAGATCCGCATCGACATGAGCGCGCTGCTGCGCGGCAACACGGCGGCCCGGATGGTGCGCTGGCAGGGCCTCAGGAACATGGGCGCCGTCAACGCGGATGAGATCCGACTGGGCGAGGGGATGAACCCGCTGCCGGCCGGGAAGGGGGGTGATCTCTATCTCGTCCAGGGCCAGTACATCCCGCTCGACCAGGTCGGCAAGCAGCCCCTGATGGCGCCGTCGCCCGGCAGGCCCGAGTCCAAGGACTTCGAGCCGCGTTTCCACCTGAACGGAGGGGCCAATGGCCATCATGCTCCATAAGGAAGGGCACGAGCACGCCAGGGCCCTGGCCGAGCACGGCAAGGTCGACCACGGCCCGTTCTCGTTCGACAACGCCGATCGGGATGCGCTGCTCGGCCCCAAGGGGACGCACGTCGCCGAGCTGGGCAAGCACCATCTCGGGGTCGACGACGCGGCCGACGAGGGCGACGCCAGGCGGTTCCGCTACCCGGTGGCCAAGGACGGCAAGGTCTTCTCGCGCGCATGCCGGAGCTGCATGCGGTCGGCCGAGAAGAACGGGCACGAGGAGGTGCGCGCCGCCGCGGAGTCCCTGATGGGCGAGATGGGCGTGTCGCCGGGCCCGGACGACGCGGGCGGCGAGTATGCGCTCCCCCCCGAGCACGAGGTCCGCTGCCTCATGGCCGGGCTGGAGCTGCGGGCGGCGGCGGCCGGCGCGTCCGGGCCGGGCACCCTGATCGGCTACGCTGCGGTGTTCAACATGCTGTCCGAGGACCTCGGAGGCTTCCGCGAGAAGATCCTGCCCGGGGCCTTCGGCGACTGTATCAAGCGCTGCGACGTCCGCGCGCTGCGCAACCACGACCCCTCGCAGCTCCTGGGACGCAACCGGGCCGGCACGCTGCGGATGCGGGAGGATGCGCTGGGCCTGCGGGTCGAGATCGACCTGTCCGACACGCAGGTGGGCCGCGACACGGCCGAGGACGTCCGCTCCCGCAACATGGACGGCCAGTCGTTCAGCTTCCGCGTCAAGCCCGACGACGTCGAGTGGATCTGGGAGTCCGACCCTCCCACCCGGATCGTCCGCCGGTTCGAGGAGATCTATGACGTCGGACCCGTCACCTATCCCGCCTACACCGACACATCGGCCGCGATGCGTTCGATGGACAAGGCCAAACCCGCCCCCGAACGGCCGCCGGCGCAGCCGCCCGCGGCCAGCGTCGAACGTGTCCGCGCCTCCCACTCCCGCGCCAAGGCGGAATTGCAGATCGCCGCGGCCAGAATTCGAGGACTCTAGCATGCCACTGCTGACCAAGGAGCGCGTCGCCGAGCTGAAGCAGCGGCACGCCAAGCTGCACGACGAATGCAGGGAAACCGTCGAGCGCGCCGAGAAGGAGGACCGGGCCTTCACGCCCGCCGAGCAGGAGCGCAGGGGGGTGGCCATCGCCGAGATGGACGCCCTGGCCCAGCGCATCAGCAGCATCGACCGCGAGCTGGCGAACGAGGGCATCGGCGGCCACGACGGCACGCGGGCATCGCAGCCCCTGCCGCACGAGGACCCGGCCGCCGTCGGCACCCGGCACAAATACAGCTTCATGAAGGCCGTCCGCCAGCTCGCCTCCAAGGGCGCCGAGCCGTTCGACGGCCTCGAGAAGGAGGTCTCCGACGAGATCGCCCGCCGCACCGGCAAGGCCCCCCAGGGCTTCATGATGCCCTACCGCACGTCGGGCCAGAAGGGATTCGAGCACATCCAGCGCGAGCGGGAGCGGCTGGCCGGGCTCTCGCCCGAGCGGCGCAACCTCGATTCTGCCGCGGGCGCCGGCTCCGTGCCCACCATCCTCGACAAGGACTGGATCGAGCTCTTGCGCAACAAGATGCGGGTCAAGGAGGCCGGCGCGCGGGAGATCATGGACCTCCAGGGCAAGTTCGCCATCCCCCGCCAGTCCGCCGCCTCCACCGCCTACTGGGTGGCCGAGTCGGGCTCGCCGATCGGCTCGAATCAGACCCTCGACCAGGTGCCGTTCACGCCGCACACGATCGGCGCGTACACGGATATCAGCCGCCGGTTCTTCGAGCTGACCATCCTGGAGTCGGGCGAGGAGTTCGTCAAGGAGGACCTGACGGCCGTCATCGCCCGCGGCGTGGACCTGGCCGCGATCAACGGGCCGGGCTCGAGCAACCAGCCGCTCGGGATCATGCAGAACACCGGCATCACCGCCGGCCGCACCGTGGCATTGGGCACCAACGGCGGCGCGCCCACCTGGCAGACCCTGATCGAGCTGCACACGATCGTGGCGCGGGGCAACGCCGCCGACTTGGGCGAGTTCGTCTACATGTCCAACGCCGACGTCGAGGGCACCCTGGCCACGACCACCAAGATCGTCTCCCCGACCTACCCGATCTTCCTCCTGGAGGACGGCAAGGTCTCGAACAAGCGGCTCCTGACCACGCAGCAGATCCCGTCGAACCTGTCCAAGGGATCGACGACCGGCACCCTCTCCGCGATCATCGCCGGCATCTTCAACCAGCTCGTCCTGGCCTACTGGAGCGGGATCGACATGCTGGTGGACCCCTACACGGGCAGCTCGTCCGGCACCGTGCGGATCGTAGCGCTCCAGGACATGGACGTCCAGGTCCGGCACAACGAGGCGTTCGCGATCTGCGTCGACTGCGTCACCAACCAGTCCCAGTGAACCGAGGGGAGCCATGCTCACCAGCCAGACCGGCATATTGCCCCCGCCCCTGCCCGAGAACCACCGCTACATCAAGGTCCGGAAGGACGTTGCCGGCTTCCTGTTCGGCGACCGCTGGGTGACGCCCGCCGACGCGCCCTTCCCCTGCGACGCGCACCGCGCCGCGGACCTCGTGGCCAAGAAGATGGCCGATTACGTCGACCGCGTGGACCCGATCGCGGCCATCCCGCCGCCCGAGCGGTCCGAGAACCCGCCCGCGGTCGAGCACGCCGTGGACCCCGCCCCGGCGAAGGCCGAGAGGCCGACGCACAAGCGTTAACCCGTGCGACTCGTCCCCACCACCACCCTGGACGGCGTCACCGCCATCACGCAGTCCATCGCGACCGGCACGCTGACGACGGGATCGCCCGTCGTGACCGGCCTCTCGGCCAATACGGCGACGATCGCCGGCGCGCTGGGCGTGGCGGGCGTCGGCATCCCGAGCTACACCTATGTGCAGTCGATCGACTCGGCCAGCCAGGTGACGCTCACCAACCCGGCCACCGTCACCGGCCCCGAGGCCCTGACGTTCACCATCGAGCCCGTGACCCTCTGGGAGGCCAAGAAGCAGGCCCGGGTGCAGTTCCCCGACGAGGACTTCCTCATGGCCGGCTTCATCCGCGCCGCCCGGCTCTACGCCGAGACGGCGCTCAAGCAGGCCCTGCTCACCCAGTCGTGGACCCTCTACCTGGACAGCTTCCCGACCGCGGGCGGCCTCTACAACCCCCAGATGCGCCAGCTCTGGTCGAGCCAGGGCGGCTTGCAGCCCGGGATCGGCTTCTACCCCAACATGTTCATGAACAGCGGGGGCGTGATCGACATCCCCAGGTCGCCCCTGATCTCGGTCAACTCCGTCACCTACTGGGACTTCAACGGCGTCAGCCAGACCTACCCTCCGGGCAGCTACAACGTGTCGACGGGCGTACCCGGCCGCATCCAGCCCCAATACGGCAGCTTCGTGTGGCCGATCGCCCAGCCGCGGATCGACGCCGTCCAGGTCAATTTCACGGCCGGCTACGGCCCGACCGCGGCCTCGATCCCCGACAACGTCAAGGCGGCGATCATGTGCTACGCCGCGCACCTGTTCGAGAACCGCGAGGCCGTGCAGCAGGGCGGATTCGTCGTCGTGCCCATGCTGGTGGATGCGTTGCTCTCCCCTGCTGATCCGGGCGTTTATGCCTGAGGTGTACGCCTGGATGCCCATGCCCCCGATCAAGAAGGGCGAGCTCCGCCAGCGGGTGCTGCTCTACGACGTCCCCGAGTCCACCACGGACGGATACGCCCAGCCCTCGCTGGCGGGCGACCCGATCCCGAGCGCCGACCCGGACCATGCCTTCGCGGCCGACGTCCAGCCGCTGAAGGGCGACGAGCAGATGACCGTGCGCCAGCAGTTCCCCACCGCCACCCACACCGTGCGGCTGGGCTGGCTGGGCTCGACCATCCCCGCGTCGGCCGACAACCCCAATGCCCTGATCCTGCCCTCCATGTACCTGGTGGACCTGGACGACGACAGCATCCTGAACGTGCTGTTCGCCGAGGACGTGGACAAGCGACATCGACTCTGGAAATTGACGTGCATGGCGCATGTGGGGGCGACGAGCTGATGGCCGGACTCACCCACAAATTGCAGTA